CAGTAACTGGAGACGCGACTACAACGCTCACCGGTGTGTCGTCTACGACAGCCGTTGGCTCTGTAACGACAACCGGCGATGCCACTGTCGCGCTAACGGGCGTGTCATCAACAACGGCTATTGGTTCCGCTGCCGTCGCTGAGAATGTGACTGTTACGCTTACGGGTGTGTCTTCTGCGACGGCTGTTGGTTCTGTTACAGTCAGCGCTGATGCGGCTGTTGCTCTCACCGGCGTATCGTCAACAACTGCTGTTGGTTCGATCACAGCGACCGGCGATGCTGCTGTTACTCTGACTGGGATTTCGTCCTCCGCTCAAGTTGGAAATGTTATATTCTGGAATCCAGTTGAGCCTCCTGAGACAAACGTGTGGTCTGAAATTGCCGGAACCGATAACACATGGACCGAAATTACAGGATCTGCTAATACTTGGACTGAAATAGCAGCTTAAGAGGGTGGCATGGCCAGCACCTATACAACGAACACCGGTATCGAACTCATTGCAACTGGTGAGCAGTCTGGCACGTGGGGCGAAACCACAAACACCAATCTACAGATCATTGATCGCCTGACCAATGGGGTCGGATCGATAACGCTATCCGGTACGACCCATACGCTAACGACAACGGATGGTCTGCTGTCCGATGGCCAGTATAAGGTGCTTGTGTTTGGTGGGAGCCCGAGCGGCACAAACACTGTCACAATCAGCCCCAGCGATCAGCAGAAGTTCTACATAATAAAGAACAACTCCGGAGAAAGCGTTATTCTGACTCAAGGGTCTGGCGGTGACGTTACGGTAGCGGACGGGAAAAGCGCTATTGTTTACGCAGACGGAGCCGGTGCAGGGGCCGCTGTTGTTGATGTGACCAGCACTCTCCAGCTGCCCGGTGTATTGCTTATAGCGAATAACTTGTCTGATTTGAATAATGCGGCAACGTCTCGCACCAACCTTGGCGTTGAGATTGGCTCTGATGTTTTGGCCTATGATGCGAAGGTTCAGGCAATTGCTGATCTGACACCGACCGATGGAATCTTTCTTGTAGGCAATGGCACCACGTTTGTCGGTGAAAGCGGCAACACAGTGCTGGAGTCTATAGGAGTTACAGCGACCACATCGGAGTTGAACATCCTTGATGGTGTGACAGCAACCGCAGCGGAGTTGAATTACAACGACATTACAACTCTAGGAACTTCTGAAGCCAGCAAGGTTGTTACAGCTGACGCTAATGGCAATGTAAAGATATCCGAAGAAGTACAAGCCACGGCTTTTATTGAAACTGTCGTCGCCCTTTCTGGGACAACGCCGACTGTCGATTGCGATGAGGCAAACATCTTCACGCTTACTACCAGCGGCAACACGACTTTCACGTTTGACTATAGCGGCGTAAATCTCACAACCGATGATGCTTACGCATTTACGCTGAGCGTCACAGCAGGTGGAACTCATACGCTTACATGGCCTGCGTCGGTAGATTGGCCTAATGGTTCGGCACCCGACGCGCCCGCAAGCGGCGATACTGATGTGTACGTATTTTACACCACCACTGGCGGGTCAACGTGGTACGGTTTCCAAGCCGGAGACGCAATGGCATGAGTGGCATCGCAAGAAAAATGATGCAGACCGCTGCTGGCAGCGGGGTTGACGAAGCCATTGCTGTTTCTCATCCAAACAGTTCCTACGTTTCTGTTTATCCTTGGTCAGTTTCGGGTTTCGGGATTAAGTTTGCTGACCCATCTACATTGCCTACTGGATCTGGCTATGGCGTTGCCTTTTCACCTTCAGGTGACGCTATCGCAGTGGCTCACAGCGTTAGCCCAAATATATCAGTTTATCGTTGGTCGAACGCGGGTTTTGGGACTAAGTTTTCTGACCCATCTACATTGCCTACCGGGACTGGCAATAGCGTTGACTTTTCATCTGCGGGCGATGCTATCGCAGTTGCTCATGAAAACAGCCCCTACGTTTCTGTCTACCCTTGGTCAGGCTCGGGTTTTGGGACTAAATTTGCTGACCCATCCACATTGCCTACCGGAACTGGCAATGGCGTTGCTTTTTCACCTGCAAATGATGCCATTGCAGTGGCTCACAGCGTTAACCCAACTATATCAGTCTATCCTTGGTCAGGTTCGGGTTTTGGGACTAGGTTTGCTGACCCATCCACAAGACCAAATAATACTGGCCTTAACGTTACCTTTTCGCCTTCAGGTGACGCTATTGCAGTAAGTGCTGTTTCATCCCCCCACATTTATGTTTATCCTTGGTCAGGCTCAGGTTTTGGGACTAAGTTTTCTGACCCATCCACATTGCCTAGCAATGACGCTTTTAGCGCTGCGTTCTCACCTGCAGGTGATGCTATTGCAGTTGCTCATCGAGACAGCCCCTACGTTTCTGTTTACCCTTGGTCAGGCTCGGGTTTTGGGACTAAATTTAGCGATCCATCTACATTGCCTGCTGGAGATGGCCGTAGCGTTGCCTTTTCATCTGCAGGTGATGCTATTGCAGTTGCTCATCACCCCAGTCCATACGTTTCTGTCTACCCTTGGTCAGGCTCGGGTTTTGGTACTAAGTTTGCTGACCCATCTACATTGCCTGCTGGATCGGGCTCGGGCGTTGCCTTCTTGGGGGGATAAAATGAGCACTCGACACGAAATTCTGACACAGAGCATCAAAGCTCGTGAAAACGACATCATGTTCCATCAAATCAATATCGACAATTACCGCGCGGCAATTGTGGATATTGAAGCAAACCATCCTGATCTTGCGGATTTCGCGGATCAACTTCGCAGTTTGCTGCAATCGTCTTTGCTGGAACAGAAAAAAGAGCAGGTGATGCTCGCAGCCATCAAGGTAAACTTGGAGAAAACAGGTGCCTGATTACATCAAACTGACAAACGGCCAGCCTGAAAGTTATTCGGTCTGGCATCTTCGTCGCGACAATCCCAACACCAGTTTTCCTACGCGTGTGTCAGACGAAATGCTTGCTGAGTGGGGTGTTTATCCCGTCGCCAAAGTTGATCGTCCGACGGCTGATTACACCAAGAATGTCACAGAAGGTACTCCGGTACTTAAGGGCGATAGTTGGACACAGGTCTGGGAAGTTTCTGATGCCTCGGCAGAAGAGATTGCAAAGCGCCTTGATCAGCAAGCAAAGAGTGTTCGCACCCAACGCACCGCCCTTCTCTCTGAGAGTGACTGGATGGCCTTGAGCGATAACACTATGACGCCTGAGTGGGCTGCTTATCGCCAAGCGTTGCGAGATATAACTGGTCATGCCAACTTCCCGTACTTGAACGACGAAGACTGGCCAGCAAAGCCGGAGTGATGTAAACTCCGCGTAGCCAACGGGGTTTCCGCATGCCGCTTCAAAAACTTCAGTTCCGACCGGGAATCAATCGCGAGATTACCAGCTACAGCAACGAAGGTGGCTGGCATGACTGTGATAAGGTGCGTTTTACAAAGGGATTCCCTGAGAAAATTGGCGGTTGGCAGCGGTTTGGCATTGGCTCTTACCTCGGAGTAGTTCGCAAACTGCACCCATGGCAAGCGCTTGATGGGGAGCGCCTTATTGGTGCTGGTACTGGGCTAAAATACTATATCGAACAAGGCGGTGCGTTTAACGACATCACCCCGTTGCGAAGCACCACTGCTGCTGGTGATGTAACTTTTTCCGCAACAGATGGCTCGGCCACCATAGAAGTATCGGACACGGGTCACGGTGCAGTGCTCGGCGATTTCGTGACGTTCTCTGGTGCCACTGGTCTTGGTGGCAACATAACAGCGGGTGTTCTAAATCAAGAGTATCAAATCACCGCTGTTACAGACACAGACACTTACGAGATCGAGGCAAGAACTGCGGGTACTTCGATAAGCGATATCACCGTTGATGGCGAACTTGTACCAACTCCGGTCGTTGCCAATTCCTCGGACACCGGGAATGGTGGAGCAAGCGTCGTCGGCGCGTATCAGATCAACACCGGACTTGATACGGCTTTGTATGGGACAGGCTGGGGCGCCGGTGCTTGGGGCAGAGGCACATGGGGGTCGGCCGCAAGCATCAATACTCTGTCTGCGGACCTTAGAATCTGGAGCCAAGATAACTATGGCGAGGACTTAATTATAAACCCGCGCAACGGGGGTATTTATTATTGGGATCGCGACGCATCTATCGGTTCGTATCTTCGGGCGGTTCCGTTAAGTGATTTAGCGGGTGCCTCTGATGTCCCGACTTTGGCGCTGAGTGTTCTTGTTTCAGACAGAGATCGCCATGTTATCGCTTTTGGATGCGATTCTGAGGCCAATCCGGGAACGCTAGACCCACTGCTAATTCGCTTTTCGGATCAAGAAAATCCGGCCAATTGGACGTCTACGGCGCTGAACACGGCCGGTGAGTTGCGCATCGGCTCCGGTTCAGAAATCGTGGGGGTTTTCGAGACGCGCCAACAAATCCTTATTTTCACCGACTCATCTCTTCATGCGATGCAATATCTTGGCCCGCCGTTCACGTTTGGGATCAATATGATCTCCGAGAACACGACGCTGCAAGGGCCGAACGCAGGCGTTGCAGTAGACGATATGGTGTTCTGGATGGGTCGTTCAGAGTTTTACATGTATAACGGCGCGGTGCAGCGCATACCGTGTATGGTGCGAAGCTACGTATTCGACGATTTTAATTTTCAGCAAGGTGAGAAGGTCGCATGTGGCCTTAACTCTGCTCACTCTGAAATATGGTGGTTCTATCCATCAGCCGACAGTCAGAATAATAACCGATATGTGGTGTATAACTACGAAGAGAACATTTGGTTTATTGGCTCTATGGCTCGATCTGCGTGGGTTGATCGAGGCAGTCTGAGTGCTCCCGTAGCCGCGGGTCTTGATGGGTATTTGTACCAGCAGGAGACTGGGTTTGACGACGGTAGCACAAACCCGTCTTCTGCGATCAGTTCTTACATCCAGTCTAGCCCCATAGATATTGGTGATGGTGAGCAGTTTAGCCTTATTCGCCGGGTGTTTCCGGACATCGCGTTTAAAAATTCCACAAATGCCAGTCCCGAAGCGGACGTTACGATCAACGTGCGGAACATATCCGGAGGTTCGTATCTTCGATCCGCAACAGGAACATTCGTGGATAACGACAGAGAGCAACTGAACTTCCGTCTTCGCGGACGGCAGATGAGCCTTAAGATATCCGCAGACCAAGAGAACAGCACTTGGCGACTCGGTTCACCTCGTGTGGATCTGCGCGGGGATGGTAGGCGTTAATGTCGCGCAATCTCCTTCTCCCATTCCTTCCGGTTCCCCCACCCGAGTATCAACAACAGTATTTTTCTGAGGTTGTTCGGGCGATCT